ATATATCATCAAATACTGCAAAAGTTATAGATGCTAGAAATGATCCAGAAAAAGAGGCTGATAGATTACAAAGAAGAGTAGACAGAATGAGTGATAGAAAGAAAACTCCTGGAAGAGATAAGAGAATTAAAAATGTTGAGGCAAAAATAAAGGATGCTAAAGATAGAATTACTAATACAAGTTCAGAACTAGAAGAATGTTTAAAAGCAGGCGGAACTTACGCAAACGGAAAATGTACTTAAAATAATAATATGATACATAAAAAAGGATATTACGGAGAATATACTGGAAACTCTAAGTTTTCAAAAGACCACGCTCATACTAGAGTAACAGCTGGTAATTATAAAGCATCTGAAAGAGATGATGCTGCGCATATAGATTACTTAAAGCGAGATGTTTTATATGATGCAAAACACGGTCATAATGACGAAAATATGACAGCTGATGAAAAGCATATTTCAAAGCTAGCTGGAGATATGAAATATGATAAAAAACATCACGGTTCACCAGCTACACATCCAGCAGGATCTAGCGGTAGAAAACAAGCTCACGAGCATCCTCATGGAAAAGGAAAACTAGTATATATAAATGAAAAAGTTGACGGTTCACCTGTTACAAAACACTGCTTTTAAAATTAAAAAACAAATAAAAACTAATATTATGCCTTACGGAGAAAAAAAAGGAGGACCTCAAATGGGTCACTCACCAACTAAAATGGGTCACTCACCAAATGAAATGGGACACAGCCCAAATAAAATGGGACACAGCCCAAATGAAATGGGACATTCACCAGCTCAAAACCATCATTATGGTAAGAGAATGGGAGAGTCAGTAAAACAAGAAAGAAAAAATTTAATGATGGATAATCCAGTAGCTAAACATGCTTCTTGGTTGTCTAAGCATGCACAATCTTCTAGAATGTCACCTTTAAATCAAGAAAGACCAGATCCAAAGAGTTTAATAAACGAAAAAGGTCAAACTCAAGATGACGTAATTAAAGACAGAAAAAGTAAAGTAGAAGGTTTTAGAAATAAAATTAAAGACTTACAATTTAACACTCAAGAACAGGTTGACAAAGCTAACGCTATTGAGGAAAAGAATGTTAACGCGTACAATAAATCACGTGACTCTATAATGAGCGTAAACAAAGCATACAATGCTAAAGTTGACGCTTACAATAAGAGTCTTAAAAAGAAAAACGCCGCTATTGACGACATACTTAATCAAGGATAAAACAGAGAGAGGACTGTATGAAAACGAAGGACAAAATTCCAGCGAAGACAAAAAAACCTCAGCCAATAATTAACACTAACACTAACACTAACACTAACACTAACAAAATGGCAAAATTTATCAAAGTAGAGGCTGTATCACAGCCACAATCATTAATTCCAATCGCAGAGATTGCTGGAATAGCAGCAACTTCAGCAGCAGGAGACACTACACTAGTAATCACATTAGCTAACGGTACAAGTACTTGGACTGTTGTAGTAGCTGATCCAGTGGGAGGAGTAGACGCAATGATCGAGTCTTTTAACAAGGCTATTGTAGCTAATCCAGGAGGAATGGTATCAACAGTTGTACCACCTTTAACTACTGAGCAGGTACCAGCTCCACAAGCAGGAGAGCAAGGACGTATTGTAATTACTCAACCAGCGGTTTACACTAAGTTTGCAAGCTGCGTATTTTCTGCGTAATTATGGAATCAAGAGGTTTAGGAGACAGTATAGAAAAGTTTACTAAAGCTACTGGTATCAAAAAAATGGTAGACACAATGAGCAGGGGACTAAACATCCCTTGCGGTTGTGAAGCCAGAAAAGGAGCTTTAAACAAAATGTTTCCATATAAAAAATAAAATAAATGGCTTTTAAATTAAACAATCCACCATATAAAATAGATAATACTCCAGTATATCATGTAGATATGGAAGACGACGTAATGGGTAAAGCCAATAACAACGGAACAATCATTATAAATAAAAATGTTTGCCCGTCAAGACTTCAAGACGTTATAGACCACGAAATGGTTCATATAGATCAAATGAAAAGAGGTGATCTTGATTATGACGATAACTATGTTTATTGGAAAGGTAAAAAATACTCAAGAGCTGAAATGAATGAAGGCGCAAAAACCCTGCCTTGGGAAGACGAGGCTTATAGAAACGCATAATGAATTTTTCAGAAAAAGGATATCTAAGTGATAGTCCTGATGTAGACAAGCATCAAAACATAATACAAGGAAATAAAATAACAATGAAAGGTGTTAATTTTAAAGTACTAGGAATAGACAATAGAGGTTATACTAAAGTAATGTATCCTGGTTATGATTATATTTTTCCAGGAGCAAAGTATGTTATTGAGAAAAAAATAGACTAATGCCTAAAAAAAAATTCAAAGATACTACAATAGGTAAGATATTACTAGGCGCCGCAACAGTTATAAATCCAAATCTTGGTAAAGTTTTAGAAGGCGTTATATCACCAAGAGAAGCTATAGAAGAAATAACTAAATCAGATATATCTACTGAGCACAAAATAAAATTACAACAATTAATATACGAACAACAAAATAAAGAAATAGAGGCTATAACAAATCGTTGGCAATCTGACAGTTTATCTGACTCATGGCTGTCTAAAAATGTACGCCCAATGGTATTAGTATGGTGTATATGTATATTTTCTTTAGCTGGTATATTAGATAGTATTCCAAGTTTAAATTTTCATATAAACGAGTTATGGAATGATACTTTTGAGAAAGTAATGATGTCCGTGGTCTTAGCCTATTTCGGCGGACGCACAACAGAAAAAGCAACAAACTTATTTAAAACAAACAAATAATAAAATAATGGCAAGTAATCAACCAACAAAAGCAGTAGACGTTATTCCTAACGATGCTATAAATATTCCTGAGCCTGGAAGTTATATAAGTGGAACTAATACAGGCGCTGGAACAACATTAGATGACGCGGGTGCAACATTTGTAGATGGACAAACAAATCCAGCTGGAACAGGGTATTCTAATAAAGTAGCTGCAGGTGATGTAGTATATGAACCAAGCACAGGTACTATAGCTCAAGTAGAATCAGTTGATAGTAATATTAAACTTACTTTATCAGCACCTGGATTAACAGGAGGTGGCGCTGCTTATGATATATATAGAGGTAATGGAGGCGTAATAAATAATAAACAAGGAAACGAAGGTTTTAGTTTATTTGTAGGAACAGGTGGTAATATAAAAGTAATACCAGCTTCAAGTGAAGATCCTGTGATACTAAAAAATGTAGGTAATAATTCATATGTTCCCTTGCAAGTAATAAGAGTGTTTAATACAGACACTACTGCTTCGGACATTTTAGCATTAGAATAACATGCCAACTATATTAGGAAACGCAAACGCTATATTAGCGATACCAAACGCTCCAGGAGCAGGGTCAGCGCCTATAACTAATTTTATTATACTAGAAAACGGAACTGATAGAATGTTAACAGAAAACAATTTAGACCTTATGGTCAGAGAATAAAATAAATAAAAATGGCAGATATTAAATTTTCACAATTTACAGCTGAATCAAACCCTGCAGCAGTAGATTTCATAGTAGGTTATGCTGGCGGAAATAACGTAAGAATTAGTCCTTCAGATTTAAATTCAGGAGGTGTTACTAGCGTAGGGCTAGCAATGCCAGCTGCATTTAGTGTAGCAAACTCTCCAATAACAAGCGCAGGAACTCTTACTGTAACCGGCGCAGGAGCTGTAACAGACTATATAGACGGAACTGGTGCTTTACAGACTTTTCCAACTATTCCTACTGTTCCAGCTAATATTATAACAGGTTCTGTTAGTAGCGGACAAATACCGTTCGGAAACGGCGCAAACACAGTAAACAGCTCAAATGAATTTACTTTTAATTTAACTGGTGGCTCAAGTTCTAGTGGACCAACTATAGGTATTGGTTTAGGTGGAGCTGCTAACACTAAAGGAGCTATTGAAATAGATTCGTTTGTTGATTACGATGGCTCACCGTTTGATTATTTTTTATTCACTGGTTCTGGAGGACCTTTTTTAAATTTTGCAGGAACAGGTTTGTTTGCTATAAGCGTGCATGCTGCTGGTAGATTTATGGGCTCTGGTATTCATATCTTCTCTGATGAAAGAATTAAAAAAGATATAAAAGTAAGTGATTCTAAAAAAGACTTAGAAGTGCTAGCTAAAATAGAAATATCTGACTATAAATATATTGATCCAATAAAAGGTGATAAAGAAAAGAAAGTAATAGCTCAGCAAGTTAAAAAGCATTACCCTATAGCTGTAAAACAAGGAACTGATGTTATTCCTAGTATTCTTAAACAAGGAGAAATAAAAAACGGTATAATAGATTTAAATATTGACTGTGTTGTTGGAGATAAAATAAAACTTATATATCCAAATAACCAACACGAAATAGTAGAAGTTCTTGATGTAAACGAAAACAGCGTAACTGTTGATTCAATCAAAAACGATAAAGTAGTTGTGTATGGTAAAGAAGTTAATGACTATCAAACAGTAGACTATGATGCTTTATCAATGCTAAATATATCAGCTGTTCAAGAACTTTATAAAATGGTAAAAGAATTAAAGCAAGAAGTAAAAGCTTTAAAACAAGTGTGACTATAGAGTTATAAAACAATTAAATTAAATTAAATGAAAAAAATTACTGAAGAACAACTTAAAGAAGTTAAGGATCAACAAAACAAACTTTCAAATTTTTTAACAAAAATAGGTATATTAGAAATACAAAAACAAGAGGTAGCTAGTCAAGTTGAAGTTCTTAGCAAAGAAATAGAAAAAACTAAATCAGATTTAGAAAATCAATATGGTGCAATAAATATTGATCTAAAAGACGGTAGTTATACAGAAATAAAAAAAGATGCAGAATAATATTAGAAAAATTAGTATTGGTTCTGACTATAAAAACGATGCTATGCATTATTCTGTAGGACAACAAGTTTATGGTGGTCATGAAATATCACATATTCTTTTAAACGAATCTGACAACTCTTATAATATTCACATAAAGAAAAACAACGAGATATTGCCTTGGAAAAAATTTAATTCTAATATGGCTATATCAGTTGAGTATGATTTAGAATACTAATGAAGAGTTTATATGATTTTATTGTAGAACCTTTCGGTGAAGAGTACAATAACACAATAAAAGTTGAAGACAAAGATCTAATTGTAAACACTAAAATTGAAAATTGGAAGTTTGTAAATAGAATTGCTAAAGTAATAGAAACACCTGCCGCTTTTCAAACACCCATAAATAAAGGTGATTTAATAGTTATACATCAAAATGTTTTTAGAACATTTTATGATATAAGAGGAGAAAAGAAAAAAAGCAGGTCTTGGTTTAAAGATAATTATTATTTCTGTGCAGTTGATCAAATATATTTATATAAAAATAAAAAAGGTTATCACTCGTTTAATGATAGGTGTTTTGTAGCTCCTATAAAAGATACACAAGATATAACGGCTGATAAAGAAAAAAGGCTTGTTGGTATATTAAAATACGGCAATAGGTCCTTAAAAGCGCTTGAAATAAACCCAGGAGACGTGGTTGGTTTTACTCCAAATAGAGAATGGGAATTTTTAATTGAAAAACAGCGTTTATATTGTATTAAATCTAATGATATTGTAATTAAATATGAGCACGAAGGAAACGAAGAAGAATATAATCCAGGCTGGGCGAATAGCTGTTGAAGAATTAATAAAGGTAGCTAAAGAACCTATAGTTGAATCAGACGATGATTTAGCAGCTGACAGATTAAAAAATGCTGCAGCAACAAAAAAACTAGCTATATTTGATGCTTTTGAGATACTAAACAGAGTTCAAGAAGAAGAAGATATGTTAAACGAAAAACCTAAAGATTCTAGTAAAAAGCTTCAATTTAAAGGTTTTGCTGAAGGAAGATCTAAATAATGTATCAACAGTTTTTATATAAAGTATTAAAAGACCATATTAAACCTAAAGTTCTAAAAAGAATGAATAGGTATAAAAAATGGGAGTATGGATATAATGATGATCACGATATTGTTGTTATAAGTAAAACTGGTAAAATAGGTGAAGTATATGAAATACAAAACCTAAAAATAGCCTTACCGGAAAAAGAGAAAATACATAAATTTCAAAATAACAAATGGAATCAATTTGAGTATCCAAAAGCTTTAAGTAGAATTAAATCTACATTTGATTGGAAACAATACCCTCAAGATTTCAAAGAAAAATGGTATGATTACATCGATCAAGAATTTACTCGACGAGAAGAAGGCTTTTGGTTCTATAATAAGGATGTGGCTACTTACCTTACTGGTACTCATTACATGTACTTGCAGTGGTCCAAAATTGATGTTGGGGCACCAGACTTTAGGGAGTCAAATAGATTATTCTACATTTTCTGGGAAGCTTGCAAAGCAGATTCACGATCCTATGGAATGTGCTACCTTAAGAATAGACGGTCTGGGTTTTCCTTTATGGCGTCAGGAGAGGTGGTTAACCTGGCAACCATATCAAGCGACAGTAGGTATGGTATATTATCAAAGTCCGGTCCTGATGCTAAGAAGATGTTCACAGATAAGGTGGTACCCATATCGGTTAATTACCCCTTCTTTTTCAAACCGACCCAGGACGGAATGGACCGTCCAAAAACCGAGCTTGCCTATAGAGTACCAGCAAGTAAATTCACAAGAAGAAAACTTACCGCGTCTAACGACGAAACCTTGGAACAGGAGCTCGAAGGTCTTGACACAACCATCGATTGGAAAAATACAGGTGACAACTCCTACGACGGTGAGAAACTCAAGCTTCTCGTTCACGACGAAAGTGGTAAATGGGAAAAACCGAATAACATCCTCAACAACTGGAGGGTCACGAAAACAACGTTAAGGCTAGGTAGTAGAGTTATAGGTAAATGCATGATGGGTTCAACTTCTAACGCTTTAGACAAAGGTGGTAGAAACTTTAAAAAACTTTATGATGACTCAGATGTTACGCAAAGAAACAGCAATGGACAGACTCGCAGCGGATTATATTCTTTGTTCATACCTATGGAATGGAACTACGAAGGATACATTGATTCTTATGGCATACCTGTCTTCGACACACCAAAAAAACCTATTGATGGACCGCATGGGGATAAAATAAAAATAGGTGTAATAGAGTATTGGAATAATGAAGTTGAAGGTCTTAAAAATGATCAAGACGGTTTAAACGAATTTTATAGACAGTTTCCTCGTACTGAAAAACATGCTTTCAGAGATGAATCAAAAGAATCTTTATTTAATCTAACTAAGATATATCAACAAATAGATTTTAATGAAGACTCTAAAAACGAATTAGCTGTAACAACTGGTAATTTTCAATGGGAAAATGCTAAACAAGATACTAGAGTTATATTTATGCCTAATAAAAACGGTAGATTTAAAATAACTTGGGTGCCACCTGTTGAGCTTCAAAATGTTAGATATATTAAAAATGGTGTAAACTATCCTGGCAACGAACATTTAGGAGCATTTGGATGTGACCCTTACGATATATCTGGAACTGTTGACGGTAGAGGATCTAAAGGATCATTACATGGGTTAAGTAAGTTTAGTATGCTAGACGTACCACCTAATCATTTCTTTTTAGAATATATAGCTAGACCTCAAACAGCTGAAACTTTCTTTGAAGACGTACTTATGGCCTGTGTTTTTTATGGCATGCCAATATTAGTTGAAAACAATAAGCCTAGACTTTTATATCATTTTAAACGTAGAGGATATAGAGGCTTTGCTATGAATAGACCAGATAAAAAAAGAAATAAATTATCTGTAACAGAAAGAGAAATAGGTGGAATACCTAACTCAAGTGAAGATATAAAACAAGCTCACGCTGCAGCTATAGAAACATATATAGAACACTTTGTAGGTTTAAAAGAAACTGGTTATGGAGATATGTATTTTCAGCGAACACTAGAAGATTGGGCTACTTTTAATATAAATAACAGAACAAAACATGATGCCTCTATTAGTAGTGGTTTAGCTCTCATGGCGTGTAACAAAAGTAGATACATGCCACAAGCTAAAAGAGAAATAAAATCTGTAGATTTAGGTTTTAAAAAATACAACAATAAAGGAATTACTTCAAAAATTATAAGTTAAATGAATATATATACTAATACTAACAGTCCATTTCCAAGCCAAGTAGTAAGCACTGCTGAGAAATCTAGTATGGAGTATGGATCTCAAGTTGCTCAAGCAATAGAACAAGAGTGGTTTAGTCAAGGTAGAACTAATGGTAATAGATATTTAACTAATTGGAATAACTTCCATGAGTTACGTAGATATGCTAGAGGAGAGCAAAGTATACAAAAATATAAAGATGAGTTATCTATAAACGGTGATTTGTCTTATCTTAATTTAGACTGGAAGCCTGTACCTATTTTATCTAAATTTGTAGATATTGTAGTAAATGGAATATCTTCTAAAAGTTACGATATAAAAGCATATGCTCAAGATCCAGAGTCTGTTAAAAAACGAACTCAATATGCTTCTAAATTGCAAGAAGATATGGTTGCTAAAGAATATTTAGATTCTTTAAAACAAAAACTAGGTATAGATTTATATCAATCTCCAAACAAAGATATAATACCAGAAGACAAAGAGCAACTAGAGTTACATATGCAGTTAAGCTATAAGCAGTCTATAGAAATAGCAGAAGAAGAAGCTATATCATCTGTTTTTGCTCAAAACAAATATGATCTTACAAGAAGAAGGTTAAACATGGACTTAGCTGTTTGTGGTATTGCTGCAGCTAAAACTAATTTTAATACATCAAATGGTGTTACTGTAGATTATGTTGATCCTGCTTACATGGTTTATTCATATACAGAAGATCCTAATTTTGAAGACATATATTATGTAGGTGAATTAAAAGCAATAACAATACCAGAGCTTAAAAAAGAGTTTCCTCATATAACTGATACAGAGCTAAAAAGAATACAGGCAATGCCTGGTAATAGATCTTATATAACTGGATGGGGTGATTATGATGAAAATACAGTTCAAGTTTTATATTTTGACTACAAGACGTATCATGATCAAGTGTTTAAAATAAAACAAACAGATCAAGGCTTATTAAAAGCTATTGAAAAAGATGATAATTTTAATCCACCTGAAAATGAAAACTTTGAAAGAGTTTCTAGATCTATTGAAGTTTTATATAGTGGAGCAAAAGTTTTAGGAACTGATACTATGTTAAAGTGGGAACTTGCAGAAAACATGTCAAGACCTTATGCTGATACTACGAAAGTAGAAATGAATTATGCTATTTGTGCGCCTAGAATATACAAAGGAAGAATAGAGTCACTAGTTAGTAAGTGTATTGGTTTTGCAGATATGATACAGCTTACTCATTTAAAGCTACAACAGGTATTATCTCGTATGGTACCAGATGGTGTTTATTTAGATATGGACGGACTTGCTGAAGTAGATCTTGGTAACGGTACTAATTATAATCCAGCTGAAGCTTTAAATATGTATTTCCAAACTGGTAGTATTGTTGGTAGAAGTTATACACAAGATGGTGAGTTTAATCAAGGTAAAGTTCCTATTCAAGAATTACAAAGTAGCGGTGGCAATGCTAAAATAGCTAGTTTAATTCAAACTTACCAATATTACTTGCAGATGATACGCGATGTAACCGGTTTAAATGAAGCTAGAGATGGTAGTACACCAGATAAAACAACCTTAGTAGGTTTACAGAAGTTAGCAGCAAATGCATCTAATGTAGCTACAAGACACATTAAGCAGTCTAGTTTGTATTTAACATTAAAATTAGCAGAAAATATATCTTTAAAAATAGCCGATGCTTTGCAATTTCCGTTGACAAAGTCATCATTAGAAAATTCTATATCTACTTTTAATGTTAGAACTCTTCAAGAAATAAACAATTTAAATCTTCATGATTTTGGTATTTATTTAGAACTAGAACCAGATGAAGAAGAAGAAGCTAAACTAGAAGAAAACATACAGGTTGCTTTAAAAACTAGTGGTATTGATTTAGAAGACGCAATAGATTTAAGACAAATAAAAAATCTTAAACTTGCAAATCAAATGTTAAAGATTAAACGCAAGAAAAAGCAAGAACGCGATCAAGCTAATCAACAAGCTAATATACAAGCACAAGCTCAAGCACAAGCTGAAACAGCTGAAAAAACCGCTATGGCTGAAGTTCAAAAACAAGAAGCTATTTCAGGAGCTAATGTTCAATATGAAAAAGCTAAAAGTCAATTTGAAATTGAAAGAATGCAAATAGCTGCTCAGATAGAACAACAAAAGCTTCAGGCTCAATTTAATTACGATATGCAACTGAAGCAAATGGATGTTCAAGCAATGCAAGAAAAAGAGCAGAAAATAGAAGATAGAAAAGATAAAAGAACTAAAATACAAGCAACACAGCAAAGTGAAATGATAAGCCAAAGAAAAAACGAAACAGGGCCTATTAATTTTGAAAATGAAAACACATTGCAAGCTTTTCCAACAGTTAATTAAACTGTATTATTAATTATTTAATTATATTATATTATGTCAGAAGTAAAAACAAATGAACCTGTTAAACAGGAAGGTGAGTTTAGTTTAAAAGGTAAAAAAACTAAACCTAAACAATTAAACAAAAAACAAGAAGAGTCAGTTACTAAGGTTAATATTAATCCAAAAGAACCTTTGGTTGAATTAGAGCCTGAGGTTAAAAAAGTAGTAATTCCAAAACAAGAAGAAAAAGAAGATGCCATTCAAATCGGAGAAACAAAGGAGGTATCTGTGGAAAAACCATCCGGAGATAGCGCAAAGGTGGGAGAACCTGTACAAGAGTCCGACGAGACTACTGAAGGGTTTTCTCCGATCAAAGAAGTAACTGAAGAAGAAAAACCAGAATTAGAAAAAGAAGCAAAGCAAGAAGTTGAAGCAGTTGAAAAACCAACTGTAGATTTACCTGAAAACATAGAAAAGCTTGTTAACTTCATGAAAGAAACTGGTGGTACTATAGAAGATTACTCTCGTTTAAACGCTGATTATTCTAAAGTTGATGATAAAGCGTTATTAAAAGAATATTATAAGAAAAACAAACCTTATTTAGAAGGTGAAGATATTGATCTTTTGTTAGAAGATTTTTCATTTGATGAAGATCTTGATGAACCAAAAGATATACGCAAGAAAAAAATTGCGTACAAAGAAGAAGTTGCAAAAGCAAAAAGCTATTTAGAAGACTTGAAAAATAAATATTACGACGAAATCAAGTTGAGACCGGGCGTAACTCAAGAACAACAAAAAGCTATGGACTTTTTCAACCGATACAACAAGCAGCAAGAAATTGCAACGCAACAGTATAATGATTTTAGAAAAAATACTAAAAACTTATTTACCAATAATTTCGAAGGTTTCGATATAAAAGTTGGTGATAAAAGGTTTAAGTATAATATTCAAAATACTGAAGCAGTAGCCGAAAAACAATCCAACATAAATAACTTAGTGGGGAAGTTCCTTGACAAAGAAGGTAATGTTAGCGATACTCATGGTTATCATAAAGCTATTTATGCTGCTGAAAATGTAGATAAAATTGCTACTCATTTTTACGAACAAGGCAAAGCAGATGCAGTAAAAGAAGTTGTTAATAAATCTAAAAATTTAAGCGACTCTAAAGCACGCTCTACACAGGGCGAAGTGTATCTAAATGGTCTAAAAGTTAAATCTATAAGTGGTGCTGATTCTACAAAACTTAAAATAAAAACAAGAAAATTTAACTAATTAAAAACTATTAATCATGAGTTTAATTCCTCAATTTGGTAGTATTATTCCATCTCAACAAAAAGAGTTATTGAATAGTAACTATCTACAATTTAACAATGGTGCTGGTGGTCCTGCTGGACCTGGTGACGGCGGTGATTCGTTTGCACAACAGTACTTACCAGAAGTTTACGAGCAAGAAGTAGAGCGCTATGGAAATCGTACATTATCTGGATTTTTAAGAATGGTTGGCGCTGAAATGCCAATGACATCTGATCAAGTAATTTGGTCTGAGCAAAATAGATTACACATTGCTTATGACGGTGTAGCTGGTGGTAACGCTGCTGGTACAACTGCTGATTTAACTTTAGCAGCTGGCGTAACAAATGTAATTTCTATTAACGATACTATTGTAATTCTTGACCCTGCTACAGGACTAGAATCAAAAGGTATTGTAACTGACTCTGGTGCTTATGCTGGTTCAGCTTTAGGTGCACAAGTAATTAACGTACAGCCTTTTAGTGACGTTGCTTTATTTGGTGTAGCTCCTGCATTAGGATTAACTACTACAGGGTTAAAGATATTTGTTTACGGTTCTGATTACCAAAAAGGACAAAGTACTGATGGTGCTTTTGCTGCTGGTGGACAAAACCAAAAAAGAATATCTGTAGAACCAAGCTTTACACAATACTCTAATTCACCGCTAATATTAAGAAGCCAATACGTAGTTAATGGTTCTGATATGGCACAAATTGGATGGGTTGAAGTTGCAACTGAAGACGGAACATCTGGATATTTATGGTACTTAAAAGCTGAGTCTGAAACAAGACTACGTTTTGAAGATTACCTAGAAATGTCTATGGTTGAAGCAGAATATAATCAAGTTGCTGCTACAGCTGGTGTTAACCCAGGATCAGAAGGTTTATTCGCTGCTATTACTTCAAGAGGTAATGTACAGTCTGGATTTACTGCTGCTGCTGGTATTGACGATTTTGATGACATTTTGAAAAACTTAGATACTCAAGGTGCTATTGAAGAAAACATGCTTTTCTTACAAAGACAAACTTCTCTTGATTTTGACGATATGTTAGCTAATATCTCTGGCGGATTTGCTGGTGGTACTGCTTTCGGTTTATTTGAAAATTCAGAAGAAATGGCTCTTAACCTTGGATTCTCTGGATTCAGAAGAGGTTCTTATGACTTTTACAAAACTGATTGGAAATACTTAAACGATGCTTCTACAAGAGGTGCTATCGACGGAGTAAATTCAATTGAAGGAGTATTAGTACCTGCTGGAACTTCTACAGTTTACGATCAAATCTTAGGAACTAACATCCGTAGACCTTTCTTACATGTTCGTTACAGAGCTTCACAATCTGACGACAGAAGAATGAAGTCTTGGTTGACTGGTTCTGCTGGTGGTGCGTTTACTTCAACTCTAGATGCTATGGAAGTTAACTTCCTATCAGAAAGATGTTTAGTAACACAAGCTGCTAACAACTTTGTATTATTCAAAGGAGTATAATTATTCATAAGGTAAGGGCGCTTCGGCGCCCATATACCTTTAACTTATTTAATTTTATTATATTATGGCTAAAAAAGCTAAAGCAGAAGAAACAATTGAGGTTGCACCTCAAGAGGTAGCAGTAAAAACTGCACCAAAAAAACAAACAAAACCAGAGTGGGAAATAAAACAAAGAATTTATTTTTTAAAAGGAAACAAAACACCTTTAACACATACAATACCTGGTAAACATACAAAAAAACATTCTTTATTATATTTTGATAGATCTACTGGTAAACAAAGAGAGCTAAGATATGCTACTAATCAAGATTCACCTTTAGTTGATGAGCAAAAAGGTGAATGTACTATGGGTCATATCACATTTAAAAATGGTAAACTAGTAGTACCTGAATCAAAGCAAAACTTGCAAAAACTTTTATCATTATATCATCCGTTAAAAGGTAGAATATACGATGAGTTTAATTCAGTAGAAGTAGCTAAAGACGAGTTAAATGTTTTAGATATGCAAATAGACGCTATGAATGCTGCTAGATCTATGGATTTAGATGTAGCTGAAGCTATTCTTAGAGTTGAATTAGGTTCAAAAGTAAATGACTTAGATTCTAAAGAACTAAAAAGAGATTTACTTTTATTCGCTAGACATAATCCACAATTGTTTATTGAATTAGCTAGTGATGAAAATGTTCAACTTAGAAACTTTGCTATTAAAGCTACAGAAGCTAACATAATAAAGCTTTCTGGAGATCAAAGAACATTTACTTGGGGATCAACAGGTAGAAAATTAATGAACGTGCCTTTTGATGAAAATCCATACTCAGCCTTTGCTGCTTTTTTGAAAACAGATGAAGGTGTAGAAATTTATCGATCTATAGATAAAAAACTATAAAAACAAGTGATACTAATATATAGGCGGTTTCGGCCGCCTTTTTAGTATTTAAAAAAATAAATAAATGGCAGTAAATATAAACACGGTATATCAAACAGTCTTGTATATTATAAACAAAGAACAAAGAGGTTATATTACTCCAGCTGAATTTAACAGTTTAGCAACACAAGTACAAGACGAAATCTTCCAATCATACTTTCCTGATGGTAATCAAGTTAATAGAGTAAATCAAAACAACACTCAAAATGATACAGAGTTTTTTGACATGTTTAAGGACATATCTTATAAATTATACCCTTTTGAAAGTGTTATTGAATTTGCTTATGATTCAACAGCTGAAGGCTGGTATGGGTCTAGTGAAATATATAAACTTGGTGAAATAATATCTACATATAAAGGGCAACCACAATTTGATTCTATAACACAGTTGGCTAGTAAAAAAGATTATGATAAAATAATTAGATCAAAATTAACAGCGCCTACTAAAAAATTTCCTATTTGCACTGTCACACATGTTACTTCTAATACTAGTCTTTCTGTTCCTATTGGATCTCTTCTTATTAAAGTAGATCCTATACCGGATATTTTAAAAATAAACTGCCTTAAACAACCAAAAAGACCACGATGGGGTTTTACTGTAGGTCCTCAAGGTCAATATATTTTTCAAGGAGGTTCATCTACTAATTTTGAACTAGATACTTCAGAGCAAACAAATATTATAACAAATATATTAAAATATTGTGGTATAATAATAAAAGACCCAACAATAATACAAACAGCTGAACAAGAATCAAAATCTGTTGAAGCAAATTTAAAATCTTAAATAAATGAGTTTAGTAACAGAAACAAATCAACAATATTACGCTGGATCACAAGGATTTAAAGGTAATGCAGCTAATGATGCTAATCAAGAATTTACAACAACATTTGATACAGATCTAATTTTAGGTAACACAAATAGTTGGGACCCTAATAATTCTGAATATGTTTTAAATAACTTTAAAGTTTATACAAGTCCAACTGGTATAGCAGGGTCTTGGTCAGAATGGGTAACGGAAATGATTGTAACAAATAATGTTATAAAATTAGTAGCACCTCCTGGTGCAAATGCTTTTATAGTTGTTCAGTTAAAATCTTTAGATGGTGGTAAATATGGTCAAACAGCTAACGAAAAAGCTTTTGGTCAAACAGTTGAAAATAATTATGGATCTTATCAATATGTAACACTACACGATGTTATAAATAACTACATGGTAGGATATGTCGGTGACGGTAAATTAATACAAACAGCTAAAAAATCTGATGTATTATTTTTTGCTAAAAGATCTTTACAAGAATTTAGTTATGATACTTTAAAAAGTATAAAATCATCTGAGCTTACAATACCTGATTCTTTGTCTATTATAATGCCTCAAGACTATGTTAACTACGTCAGCTTGTGTTACATTGATGCTTTTGGAGTTAAAAGACCTTTATATCCCACAAACAACTTAACAACAGACCCTTATTACAAGCTTTTGCAAGATGACTCTGGTGTTCCAATACAAGATAGTTTAGGTAATGACACGGAGGGAACTTCTATTACGAAAGAAAGATGGAAAAATGCAGACGTTAAATTAATAAACGGCCAGTGGTATGAAAACTGGGATAACTTTGGTTACGCTTGGGAAAATTATGGAATGAACGGCCCTTTTAATTGGGGCAGGCTATATGGTTTAGATCCTAAGTATGCACAATCAAATGGTTGGTTTGGTATAGATGAAAGAGAAGGTAAGTTTACATTTTCTAGTAATTTAGTAAACAAATTAATTGTATTAGAATATATATCTGACGGTCTAGCCTATGACTTAGACACTAAGATTCCTAAAATGGCTGAAGAAGCTATGTATAGAAGTATATCTTACTATTTGTTATCTACAAGGGCTGGTGTACAAGAATATGTAGTACAAAGATATAGAAAAGATAAAAGCGCTGCTTTAAGAAATGCTAAAATAAGATTATCTAACATTAAACTAAACGAATTTGTTCAAGTAATGAGAGGTAAATCTAAATGGATAAAACACTAAAATTTAATGGCTAAAGTTCAAAACACTTTTATAAAGTCCAAGATGAACAAAGACTTGGACGCTCGTATATTGCCTAATGGTGAATATAGAGACGCCCAAAATGTACAAGTAAGTAAATCTGAAGGTGCTCAAGTAGGTAATTTAGAAAACACTCTTGGTAATGTTGAAATATTAGACATTAACAACTTGCTTGCTTCGGGTGGTTTAAAATGTATAGGAAATTTTCCAGATGAAATAAATAGCACGGTGTATTTGTTTTTTACAAACAATTCTTTGCCAACATATGATCCAAATGCTGATCATTTTATATTATCATACAATACTTTAACAGAGGTTTCAACTGTATTAGTAAGAGGTGCATTTTTAAATTTTTCTAAATTAAACATAATAACAGGTGTTAATATATTAGAAACTTTATTATTTTGGACAGACAATAGAAATCAACCTAGAGTCATAGATGTTTCTTTGGCTAATCCTGACTCTTCAATTGGAAGCATATTCCCTACATACTATCAAACAGAAGACCAAGTATCTGTTGCTAAATACAACCCTTACCAATGCATGGAGTTGTATCAAGAAAGCTTATTAGATCCTGGTAATTTTGAGACCACAATGAAAGATGTTAGCAGTAAGTTTTTACCAAATGGTGGGCTAGGTAGAAAAACTGGCGCTTATGTTTCTGCTGCTAGTATAACTTTAGACGCTGGTTCTGTTATAGGTGACATAATAAATCCTAACGGTGTTTACGGTACAACGGCAACTATAGGCTATATAACCTCAGCTGGCGGTGATATAGTTCCAATTACAGGTGCTACTTTAGATCCAGCTAATCCACCAACATATGACGCTGCTTTAAACGAGTGGACTATAACAATAACTGGTGGAGTTTTTCCGAATATTCCAGGTGGTACAGAGGTATATCAAATTATAATTAATCCTAATCCTTATTACAATGCGACTTTTTCTGGTGATAAAGATTATTTAGAAAGTAAATTTGTAAGATTTAGCTATAGATTTAAATACCAAGATAATACTTATTCTATATTTGCTCCATTTACTCAAATAGCTTTTATACCTAAACAAGATGGTTATTTTTTGTATGTTAAAAAAGAAGGTGTACAAGATGTAGATGATCAAGAAGAAGCCTATAGAAGTACTGTTGTTTATTTTGTAGAAAACAAAGTAAACGATATAAATCTTAGAATACCACTTCCTTTTACTAGTTATGACATGCAGGAAGCTTTAAAGCTTAAGTCTATAGATATACTTTACAAAGAGTCTGATGGACTAACTGTAAAGTGTGTAGAAACTATTCCAGTGCAAGACGTAACAGAAAGCTCAGGAGCTTGTTTAGTAAAAGGTGATCAACCTTCACCACCTGGCATAATAGCTGCTGGAACACCTATTGCAGTAGAAAATATTAAAGGTAAATTAAATGTAGGTGATATTGTAACTGGTAACAATATTCCAGATGTAACAACGTTAGTTAGTTTTACACCAAATGATCCAAACAATCAGGTAGCAGGTGAAATAGTTTTAGATAAAGACGTTACTAGTCCTGGACTACAAGATGCTCAAGTTTTAATAGTGGGTGATTTAAATTACTTTGATTATAATTATAAATCTTCTAAACCTACTAAAACAATACCTGAATCTGAACTAATAAGAGTTTATGATAAAGTTCCAGTAAAAGCGCTAGCTCAAGAAGTAGCTGGCAATAGAGTAATGTATGGTAATTTTGTAAATAAAATTGATCCACCTGATTTTATAAATTACAATGTAGCTATTACTGAAAAGTCTGATTTTTCCGTTAGAACATTTGAAGCTGCTACTCTTCCTGCGTTTGCAGGTGGTGCTTTTTCAGCTGGAGATACTATACAAATAGAGTTTACTAAACTAGTAGATCCACCAGACGGTCTTTTTGCTGGTATGGTTATAACATCTTCTACTTATGGAGTAAATATACCTGATGGAACAATAGTTACATCTACAGACAATAATGGTCAAGCAGGAGCACCTAGTTTTATTGGAAATATAACTTTAGATCAAAATGTTATTTTACCCGCTGGAGTTATAATTTTTATATTTGAACCGGGTGGTACTACTGAAAACGCTACTAGCGTTGTAGAATATCCTAATCACTCTGTTAAAACAAATAGAAACTATCAAGTAGGTTTTGTTTTGTCAGATAGATATGGAAGACAGTCAAGTGTAATACTAACAAATAGTAAACAAGAATTAACTGTTAATGGTATTTCTTACATAGGTTCGACATTATATTCACCTTACATAGATGAAGGCGTAGACAAAGATGAATGGAAAGGTAATTCTATAAAATTACTAGTTAACGAACCAATAACATCTAATGTTTACAATGGCGACATAACTAGTGTTAATTATAATCCTTTAGGTTGGTACTCATATAAAGTAGTAGTAAAACAAACAGAGCAAGAGTATTATAATGTTTATTTACCTGGTATAATGGCTGGGTATCCTGAAGATGAATTGTTAGAAATAGGCAACACATCTCACACTGTGTTAATAAACGACAACATTAATAAAGTACCTAGAGATTTAACGGAGGTTGGACCAGAACAAAAACAATTTAGAAGTTCTGTACAATTGTTTGGTAGAGTAGAAAACACTCCTACAGTAATAATTGATACAAATCCAGGTTCTTCAACCACTCAATACTACCCTGATACTAATTCTGATACTGTTTCGACAATATCAACTGTTATTGATTTATTTGATTATAATCCAACAAAACCGCTACAACCAAACTTTTTTCCACAGTTTTATGCTTTAGATTCAAGTCCTTTAATAGCTAGAATAAGTACAGATAAACAAATAGGTCAAACCTCACAAACTAATTACGCTCCGGCAGCGGCAAAAGTAGCTACGGATATTCCAGCATCTACTCCAAGTTCTTCAATAGATTTAAATGAAGTTGTTGGAACCATAAACCCAGGTGATTTAGTTTTTGGCGGAGACTTACCTGAAGGCGTTTACGTTGATAGTTTTACTCCTGGCACACCTGGAATTTTAGTTATAAAAAGATTATCAAGCTTTTTTGACATCGCTATTGACGCTGGTGTAGACTTAACATTTGTTCCTTCGATAAACCCTACTACAGGACCTCCATTTGTATTAGCAAAACCTGGATTACAATATTTAGCTATATATGAAACTGAACCTGTGGAAAGTTTATTAGATATTTTTTGGGAAACATCTACTAGTGGTAAAATATCAGATTTAAATAGTACTATAATAAATAATCAAAGTGAACCTGCTGCCGCCAACATAGGTGGTTGGAATGATGATACATTTAATGAAGGTCTTGTGGCACAGTCAGATATATTAGCTGCACCTTTTAATTTAGTTAATGACTTTGGGGCTGATATAGTTTTAACTCCAGCAATGATTGCTAATGGTGATGGATTGTTTTTAATAGATGTAGAAAATGGTCTTGGTGAATCTGTATACACTGGTTTTGTTAGTACACCTACAGCAGGTCCTAATTATTTTATATTAAGAGATACTAGTCCTGGAACAACAGGTGTTGGCCCTTGGCAAATAAGAACAACAGATAACACAGATACAACTGTAAATTTTTACGATAATATATTTTACATGTATGATGTGGCTGGTGAGCAAACAAACCCTTTAAGAAATTTTACATTTAAGTTTAACGCCGTTGTAGAAGGTCAAGTCACTGAAATAACAGAAACAGCTTCTTTAAGAAATGTTGCCCCTTATTTTACAACTGTTACGCAAATTGATTCTGTAATAGCTGGATCCCCATTAACATTTCCAGCAATTCCAGTTTCACCTAACATAATTTTATGTGAAGCCAAAAGAAACGAACAGAATATACTTGATGTTCAAAGCGTAAACGGAGCTAATAATACAGCTTTAGATCAACTAGATAAATCCTACGTTGGTTATACTAATTTTACACCGCCATCGCCTTTCTTATATAGACAAAAAATAGGTTCTTTTGCTGAAGACGCACCTGATGCTTTATTAGATGGTGAACCTATATTTGGATTAACTCCTAGTGGAGTATTAATTAACTTTAAATCTGATAATCCATCTTTACAAGCTTTAACATATTATGTTATAATAAGAGTTCAAGACGCCGGTGATTTTCAAGATATAATTATAGAGGTAGACATGTCTTTAGATTTACCTACTGATATAATTAAAAACAAAGTTATAAGCTGCGAACAAACTATGTATTATCCAGGAAATTACTATAATGTAGCTGTACCAGGTGGTTTATATGACATAGGTGAAGGACCTTTTACTCAAGGTGAAACATATGTTAATACAAATTTTAGATCTGACTCTTCTAATTCATTAGCATTTAATACTCAGTCTCGTCCCTGCGGATTTCCTTATACTTTAATAGATACAAGCGCGGGTGGTATACCTGGTTTATTACCATCACAATTTGGTTATTTTGCTTATGCAGGTGGTTTTTTTAATGATGATTTTCCAGATCAAACTCCAAACGGTAATCTTCAAGGTCCTAGACCTTTTACCAGATTTAGTGAATCTTTAACTAATAGATATGGTGTAGATTCTTCTTTACCTTTAGATTCACCGCCAATAATAATACCATTTGATAATCCTGATAGTTTTGGTAATAAGGTTATTCAAACCACATCACCTAATATGATAGAGTTTGGTACAGCTGGAACAAGTACTGGAACAGCGTTTATAATGGTTTATGGAGAAGCAACTATAACAGCTATAGATCTTGATGGTGTTGATGAATTATTACCAAATCCTTTTACAGGAAGTTTTAGTGACGATGGAAGAACATCAATGAGTATAACAATGGATTCTGGTAATTTCCCTATTCCTTTGCAAAGATTTCAAGTTGTTCCGCAAACTGAAACAGGAACGCCACATTTACCACCACCTACATATAAATCATATCCCATACCTATTAGTAACGGTGTTAATAACAATGCTATGTGCACTTGGAAATGTACTCCAAATTCTTCTGGAACTGGTGGTGAAATTAATTTTATGGGTAATTTAACTGGTATGACACTACAAGGTAGCGGTGCAAATGGTGATACAGAAAGAGTTAATTACACGCCTCAAGTAGGTGATAAAATTTATTTTTATGGCGGAGTTGTACAACAATATAGAGATTGGGCTGATTGGTGGAATAATTCATCAAATGGATATTATGGTAGTCCTTGGTATTTTAATACAGATTTAGATCAATTACAAAGAACTTTAAATTACTCTCCTTGGGCTGGACCTGGAAGTGCATGGTATTGCTATGGTGGACAACTAGAGCCTTGCTCTCAAACAGTACAGTTTCTAATTAATAGAACAGAATTAAACCACACTCTTCCTGCTGACATTATATGTAACGCTTCTCCTTTATGGGGTCTTGGAGAGAATTATTTAGCTCAAATTACATATGCAGGTATTGAAGGTGAAGTTCAAAATTATAGTAATTTAGAGTTTGAATTAACTTAAAGTAATTTATTTAAAAAATAAGTAATAATTAAATATGGCAGGTGCAATAATAGAAGTAAAATACTTCAATACATTTATACTAAAAAAAGTAAACAAGACAAACAGACCTGTTTGGAATGGTTCTTTTGGTATACCTAAAGATTTAGGAGGTTATCCTGTTTTAGCACCAGCTACGACTGGAGGTCCAGATACTTGGGCTATTGAAGAGTCCAGAATTAGAGGTGGTTTTAATAATACTACTGTTGATTTTGGAGCAAAAGCTTATATAGTAGAAGAAGAACCAAAAGGAACTAGAAGGTTTAACGCTTTAATATACTCTGGAATATTTAACTCTAGAACAGGTATTAATCAAACTAATGTTTTTTCAGTAGGTGAAGATATAACAAAAGCTACAGATCCAGCAAATGGTAGTATTCAAAAACTATATGCAGAAGATACTAATTTAAATATATTTCAAGAGTTAAAAGTAAGTAGAGCTTTAATTGACAAAGATGCTATATATGCTGCTGAGGGCGGTGGGACAGTTACTGCTAGTAATTTAGTTATAGGTGTTATACAGCCTTACGCGGGTAAATATGGTATATCAAGAAATCCTGAAAGCTTTGCTGTTTACGGAACAAGAAAATACTTTGCAGACGCTAATAATAATGTTATATGTAGATTGTCTGGTTCTGGAATAGAAGAAATATCTGCGTATGGTATGAAAGACTATTTTAGAGATAATTTAAACTTAGTAAACAATGCTTGGAGTCAAGGTAAAGTAATAGGTGCTTACGATATATATAGTAATGAATATGTAGTGTCTCTTCAAGATGACGGTGGAAATTATTACAATACTTTAAGTTTTGACGAAAGAGCGCAAGGTTGGGTGAGTTTTTATTCTTACGAACCAGATCAAATGTTTAGTTTAAGAAATAACTTTTATTCAGTTAAAACTATAGGTGCCACTGGTATAGCTACTACTACAGGAAACGCTTCCGCGCCTCAACCACAATCAGATTTTCAGTTAATACCTAGTACAATAAACGGCGAAATAGTACCTGGTTCTACTGTTGAAGGCTGTGTTGCTGTACCGTGTAATGCTCCAGGTAATTTTATAGAACTTGGAACTGTTTCTGCTTTTGATCCAGCGACTAGCGTGGTTACTATATTACCGCCAAGAACTTATACAAATGATATTAAGTTCTTTTTTGGAGGCACGCTTGGTATATACAGACATTATTCTTATGATGTTAATAGAGGTAACTTTTATGGAATAGATAATGATAGTAATATAACATTTGTTTTTAATCCTAATGTAACTTCTTCTAAAACTTTTAAAACTATTAGTTATGAAGGAAGTAATGGTTGGGAGTGTTCTTCGTTTACATCTGACTCTACAGGTGTTACAAAAGCAGTAGATGGTAGTTGGATAACATCAAATGACACAACTGCTCAAATAAATAGTTATGGCGAAGGAGAATATGTTTTAGTCGAAGCTACCGCCAATGCTAGCGCGCCATCAACTACAACTAATGTTAATTTAATAAATAGAGTAGGCACTATAGCAACAGGTGGTCAAGTAAGTGGTGACGGCATACCTGTTGGAACTACTGTAGTTTCTTTTAACGCTACATCTGGCGATCTAGTTTTAAGTTTACCAGTTAACATTTTAATAAATTCTAATTTATTCTTTTCTACTTATGTATCACAATCTGATTACCTAACTGTTTTTGGAACTCAAAATCCAGGTTTTGATAGGTTATATTCAGGGTTTTATAGAAAAGAAAACAAATACTGTGCTAATTTAATAAACAATAGCACTGCTACACCTGCAGAAGTTCACTTTGGAGATCAAATGACGGGTATAAAAGGATTTTACTCTGTAGTAAAATTAAGCACAGATTCTACAACTGACTACGGTGGAGAAAAAACTTTATTCTCTGTGTCAAGTGAGTATATTGGGAACAACGGTTATTAAATTAAATTAAATGAATAAAATTACTAAGGAACTAAGAAGTAATATTGTTAGTTTTGAAGAAAGCTTAAAAGATTTACCTGATGGCACTGTGTTTTTTAATGACACTGACAATTGCCCTGTAACAAATACGTTTGCAGATGGTATGCATATAAGACAAATAGAAATACCTAAAGGGATTTTTGCAATAGGAAAGATACATTTACATCAGCATGTTAGTTTTTTATTAAAAGGTAAAATGGTAATAGTAGATGAGGAGAATGGTAGACAAACAATAGAAGCACCAAGAACTATAATATCTAAACCGGGTATAAAAAGAGCTGTATACGCTCTTGAAGATTGTGTTTTTACAAACGTGTTTTCTAATCCCACTAATGAAAAAGACATTAAAAAATTAGAAAAAAACAATGTTGTTAATACTTATGATGAATATTATTTACAACTAGAAGATAAACAAAAAATAGAAAAAATATGAGTTATATAGCCGTAGGCGGCGCTGTTTTGAACATTGGCGCTGGTATATTTGGCTCTAGTGCAGCTAAGAAAAAAGAAAGAGAAGCGCGTCGTAAAAGACAAATGTTAGAAGGTAAATTAGCTTCTTTAGAAGCTAATAGACAAGAGATAATAAATCCATATGAAGGAATACAAGATTTATCTAGTTTGATTTCAAATCCTTTTGCTAATCTTGGTGTAGCAACTAAAGCCGCTGAAATACAAATAGAAGAAGCAGATATAGCTTTAGCGTCTACATTAGATACTCTTAGAGCTACAGGTTCGTCAGCTGGAGGAGCTACAGCATTAGCTCAAGCTGCGTTAAGAAGTAAAAAAGGTGTAGCAGCTAGCATTGAACAACAAGAGGCTTCTAACGAAAAAGCTAGAGCTCAAGGAGAGGCAACTCGTCAACAACAGTTAAGAGCAGAGCAAGCTAGACTACAACAAGCCGATGTAGCAGGTCAACAATTTATGTTTAATCAAAGAGAAAGAAGAGAGCAACAACAGCTAGATAGAGTTTCAGCACAGTTATCTGGAGCTGCAGCCGCAGAAGCTCAAGCTGGCGCTGATAGCACAGCTGCTATAACAGGTATGGTAGGTGGTTTAACTAATATAGCTAGTTCAGCTTTATCATAAAAAAACAGAAATGGAAGATAACAATACATTAATAAACCTTAGTATAAAGCAAATGCTTCAAAGTGATGCAATGGCTTATAATAAGGAGTACATGGCAAAACCTATAGATGTTAATTTTGGTTTATTTGATAAAGCTTATCAAGATACAGGTAGAACATATGCTAAACTTAAATTAGCTATACAGAATAATAAATGCGAAGATGAAAACTGTACGCTTGAAACTAAATATTTAAATCGCATGATGGCTGCACCTCAAATAAGTCTAGATTTTATGGCTAATTTAACAGGTGAATTAAGTACTACTGAGGAAAAAAACTACGACGTTAACAATGATTATGTTTTTTTAGTCGCTAATTGTGTTTTAACAAAAAAACCTGGATTTTCTAAAACCGATGGATATGATGTTAACTTGTATTTACTAGAAGATGGTAGCCAAGAAATAGTATTTACTGGGCCAGCATTTAAAAAAGATTTTGCTATAAATAGCGCTACACTACAATCTATATTAGATTCTGATAGTTCTTTAGTGGTTTCTACTCCAGACATAAACAAAGACATGATGAGGCTATTAACGGAAGTTGGTGTTTTTGCTGCAGAAATGATAAATAAAGAAACAGGTGAATTACTTCCAAATGCCAAAATATCTGAAGAGTTTATATTAAAAAACGAAGAAGGTGGTTATGATTACAAAGTTATAGAATTAGGCAACGGAAAAGGTAGAAATGTTTTAAAATTTGATTTAGATAAAATCATGAAAAAAACAAATCCTTTTATAAATGCTGAAGTAGCTGGTTTGCTTAGCTCAGAACAAGATGCTGTAGCTGCTTGGAACGTGTATATAGCTAAAGGATCTAGCGTGCAAGAAGACGATCAAATGGTTCAAAACGCAAATGCAGGTAGTGAATCATGGAACTATAGTGAAGTTTTACCTTTATCACAAGAAAATAAAATATTATTTGAAGAAAAGTATAAAGATTATTTCTTAAATAATTATTTAAAACAATTTACAGAAAATCAACCTCCAGTTGTAGAAGCAGACGCAGCTGTATTTGATTTAGAAGAAGACAAAAAAGCTAAAGCACAAAAATTTTTAGACGATAACGAATTAAACTAAATTAAATGAACGAACTTCAAGCATATGTTGCTTCACTTCAAGGACAGGGTTTAACTAAAGATGAGATTAAAGCCAAGGTTTTAGAGTGGAAAAAAGCCAATGAATCTTTAGAGAAAGAAAAAGAAAAACCATCTAAATTTAAAACAGATGGAAGTGGTGAATTAAACCCTGAATCATTTAGCGACGAAACTAAAGAATCAGCTAAGAAAGCAAACGAAGCAACAAAAAAAGAAAAAGACTCTGCGAATGCGATTCCTGTTGTGGAGTCAGACAAAAAAGATACGGAATCACAGCCGGTAAATACTTCTTCGGCTTCACTGTTCACGTCAAGAGATGGTGAAGTTATATTTGATTTAGAAGCTTTTGGTAGTGAAGAAACCAGAAACTTAGCCAGACAACTAAATTTACCAGAAAACAATAAAACATATAATATAGGAGCTGGCGCGTATAAGTTAACCTACGGTGCTGACGGAGACCCTGTTTTTTATTCTAAACCTATAGGTTCGTCGGAATGGTCTAGTGCTGAAAATGATCCTCTTAGAACAGCAACAATAGCTCAAATACTTGGAGTAGGTAATCCTGATTTTAATATAGATGAATACGATATTGAAATACCTGAAATACAAGAAATAAAAACTGAAGAAGAAGATGAAGGCCTAGTAATGGGTTCTGAAAATATAAAAATTGATATACCTTTAATTGTTGAAAACAAAAATAGATATAAGATAAACGGGAATATATACACTTATCAAGAAATAGATAATAAAATAAGAAACAACGATAAAGGTTTTGAAAAAATAAAAAGTGTATCAGAGTATTTAGACCTTCATAGACAACAACAATCTGAGGTTATTGTTTTACCAAGTAGTTACGAAGGATCTATAGAAGAGAAGTATGATAATTTTGTAAACCTAACTACTATAAGTCCTCAAAAAGAAGTTGAAATAGACAACTTTGTAAATAACATAAGCTTTGAACCCAAGGTATCTCCTGATGTTGGTTTTGCCGCTGGAAGTGGTATGGACATGAAAATGAACATGAGAACTCCTGCCAACATGCCTAATACGGTTTATCAACCTTACGAGTCTCAATTAGATAGAGCAAGGCAAATTTTAGAAAACGAAAGAAAAGAGCAAGGAAATAAAACTACTATAACAAAAAGTGAGATTGAAGGTTTAGCTAGACAATTAATAAAAGGTGAAAAAATATATAGCGCTAATGATCAACTTAAAAAAGATTATTTAGAAGACTTATCTAATGAAGAAAGAGAATCTATATTTGAGTTTGTTTTAAAAAGAACTAGAGAAAACGAAATACTATACAGCGGTGAATTACCTAAAAGCTATACAGATCCTAAAACAGGAGAAGTGTACAACAAGAAAGAGTTAGAAGAAAGGTTTGATTTTGAATTTAGATTTGATTCTATAAAAAACGGAGCAACAGCTAACAATATAAGAAGGTATACTACCGCTATAAACTCAGATCAACAAAAATTAATTTCTCTTGCTGAGGAAATAAAAGAAGCTCAAGCTAATGGTTTTGATGTAACAGACCTGTCTAAGCAGTATAATTCTCTTTTAACAAACATGAATAAGAGAATAGAAGGAGTTAATTCGCTTAAAAAAGATTTAAAATATGCTGTAAGAGATGTTCAAATGGATTACAGCAATTATATTAAAAAAGGACAAGAGTATAAAGATGATGCATATGAGATCGAATGGTTAAAAAGAAATTACAGCCAAATGGAAAAATACTTTGGCGGATTAGGAAAACCAGGAGACTTGACTATAAACAGTATTAGCTACGCTTTAGGTGGGCTTCAACAATTACTAGCTTTTATAGAATTAGGTTCAACTCCAGACAAGTCTGCGAGTTTAAAAATGCAACAACAAAGACTTCTTGAAGTTCAAAGCGATGTTATAGAGTATAGAAAAAAACGTAAAGAGCGATATGTAAAAGCGCCTGAGTTCTCAAATGCTTTTTCTAGTATTAGAAACTTTTCGGAATATATTCTTAATTATGGACTTGAATTAGTTCCTTTTTATGCCACCATGATAGGTACTACTTATGTAACAGGTAATCCTTATGCTGGTATAACCGCTGCCTCTGCTACAACAGGTGGTATGTATGCAGGTGAAAGATATAACGAAATGCTAAACGGTGGTAGACCATACGATTTTCAAACAATGAACCTTACAATGACTGGTTATAGTTTAGCTGAAGTAGCCGGTACTATACCAGAATTTAAATTATTTAAAAATTTAAAAACCAGATGGAAAAATACGCGTGGAGGTGAACAGCTAGAAAAAGGAATAGAAGCTTGGAGTGCTAGAAGACTAGAAGGTTTACCAGAATACGCTAGATTAATTGGCTTAGATGCTACAGGTGAATTAGGAATAACATTAACTGTACAAAACGGATTAGATGGCAAACCTTTATTAGCTGGTTTTAATGAAGCCGCTTTTAATACTTTACTTTTTTCTCATATAGTGTATGTTACTCCTACTCTTGCGGGTGGAATATACAACTCTTTATCTTCTCCTAAAATAAATGATCAATTTAGAGGTAATATAGATGAATATAATCAAATAGAAAAATCTCTTTACGACAATAGATATAAAGAAAAAGTTGTAAAAAGCAGCTTAACGGCAGAGCAAGTTCAACAAATGAAACAAACTCAATTAGATTTAGTTAAATCTAATGAGAATATTTTATTAGAGTTGAACAATAAAATAAAAGAAATGGATGTAGATGGTTTTGTTATATACGCAAAAGCCATGAGCAGAATAGCTGATTTACAAAACAAAGCTAGTGAAATAAGAAATAACCCTGCATACGATTTTGAAACAAAACAAAGCTTAATAGAACCTTTAAGAGTTGAATTTAATCAACTAGTTGGCGCTAGAGATGTATTTACACAGGCTTTTACTAAAACATTTAATTTACTTCCTAAAGATGAAAGAAAAAGAATAAATGCTTTAGCTGTATCTAACTTACAGAGAAAAGGAATAGATAATCCTAACGATAATCAAATATATGAAGAATCTGAGCAAATTCATATAGAAGAAAAGTTTAAAAACAACATAGACAAGGGTATAGATTTATTAAAATCTTTAAAACAAAAAGGTTTAAATATAAATTTTTCTTTAGGTAGAACAAACAAACAAGCTATAGCTAGATACAAAAAAATGTTAGATTTAAGGGTTAATGATCCTAAAAATAATTTAACAGCAGAAGAAGCAAAAGCAGAGCTAGATGAATTTATAGAAGGTATAGAAGATGGCACAATGAATGGTACTACGTTTGTTAGTACTCAAACCAATGCTAAAGGCGAAACTAAATTAGTTTACGATGTTGTTGTATCGCAGCAAAACTCTATTGCTAATCAGGCTAGTGAAACTACTTTTCATGAACTTAATCATGTTATATTCTCTGAAGCGCTAGGAACTAACTCTAATGCGTTTATACCTGTTGCTGAATCAATACTAAACTATTTAGCAGACAACAACCCTAATGCTTACGTAAGAATAACTACAAAAGCTGATACAACTAAAGCAGATGAGGTTATAATAGCATTTTTAGAAGAACTATCAGCTAAAAGAATAAATATTAAAAAAGCTAATAATTTTAATTTTTGGAATCTGTTAGGTTATGGTGTTAATAATTCTGTAAAAGCTAACACCGATTCTACATTTAACATGAATTTTTCTGGTCCAAATGGAGCTCTACAGTTTTTTCAAACTTTAGCTGACGCTTGGAATAATAAAGAATTATCAGTTGATGCTTTAAACAAAATAGTTGACAGTGATGTTTGGCAGGGAGAAGGATTTACAAACGAAGAAGTTGTTATTACAGCTCCAAGTGGCAAAAGATCTAAACTAACGCCTAGAGGTGTTAAACTGTTTGATAGTTTTAAAGAAGGAATTTTAACTAACAAAGATTTAGTTACTATAGTTAGAACAAAACCTTTAAACCAAGAACAAAGAGATGAACAATATGCCGCTGCTGAAGCAATTGTTGAAGCTAATTTTGGTTTTATAAAAGGTAAAATAGGTTATGAAAGAAGAGGCGTAAAAGGAATAGATGAAAATGGAATAAAACAAGCTATTATTGAGCTTATAATAGGTGGTGATATTGCGTCTTGGTCTGGTAAAACAACACCATTATTTGAAGAGGGAGAAGGTTATAATCCTAAGTTTGAAGTAACAACTTACTTAGGTAGGCTAGGTAATAGAGCTGATATAATATTTGAAAGAGCAAAAGATCTTGGTGATGTAGTTTTTAATACAAGTGAACTAGATACAGTATCAGAAGGCATTACAGAAATTGAAACATCAGACTCGCCGGCAACAACGACAATAGATGTTGATCCTTTTAAGGTTATGAAAAACCCTGATATTAAATCTATAGTTGACATAGTTAAATCTGAAATAGAGTTAGGTAATATAGATTTAGATAAAATAACTTTAAAAGATTTAAAACCTTTTGCAGAAGTTGCAGCACAGCAAATAGCAGATCAATTAGGTATACCAGTGTCACGTATATTAGAGCCAAACGATAATTTACGTAAAGGCGACGTTACACCTATACAAATGTTTATAAAAAACAACGGTCCATCTTTGTTAACTATGTTAAAACAAATAAAAGGTAATGCTGATATAATTACCATAAAAAACAAAAATGGTAAACCTATTGAGGTGGGTGGTGAAGGTAGAAGGCTTGGTCAAAAACTGTTAGATGCTTTTTACATACAATTAAAAAAAGCAGATGGTAAACCTTTAAAAGTAAATAATCAAATACAATACAGACTAGATCCAAGTAAATTGAATTTGCCTTATTTTTATTCTGTATTTGGTCTGGATCCTGCTGGTAATATAAAAGACGCTAGATCAGGCCCAGCACAAGCTGCAAAAAACATAATGGAATTACTAGCTAGACTTCAAGTTTTAAAAGGTATTGAACTAGCTATTGACCAACAAGTAGCAGAAGGCGCCAAAACAGAGGCAGAAGGCGCTAGACAAAAAGCGCAAGCTAAAAGAAAACAAGAACAAGAAGTTACAAGAGATTGGATAAAAGGTAAATATCCAGTGGAACTACCTTTGCTTGGTAAGCGTGCAACCGATATTTTAAACTCTAAAGGAGTTCCTAAAAAAGAATTTGATTTAACTACTGCAGAAGGTATAAAGTTTGTTAATACTATAGATGATTTTATTAAATTAAACTCTGATCTAGGCGAGTATATTCAAAGAGGAATGACTGGTGGATTTAGTTTAACTTTTAATACAAAGGCAAAATTTCAAGCCGCTATGTCTACCGAAATAAAAAAAGGTGCTATAGGTAGGGTAAAATACAGTACTAAAGGCGGTATATTAAATCCTAGAGCTATAGAAAGATTTATAGATGATCCTGGTTTAATAAAAAAGAAATTTGATGAAATCGAAAAACTATTTTTAGCAATACAAGATTATATAAAAAATAATGAAGACGCGGCTCCAGATTTTGCTAGATTTATAGCTGATAGCGCTGCTGATCAAAACCACCCTATAAGATATTTAGCACCTGTTATTGGTTATGCTATAGATCCTATAACTGGTAAAATAGATGTCACTAAAATTGCAGAAGAGCACATGATGCCTGCTAATCAAATTGCTAAGCAATTATTAGATGCTGCTATAAAAGGTCAAGTTAAATCTGAGATGAAAATTGTAAGAGCTTCTTATTCTCAAATAGCGCTAAGGTTTGGTCCAGACCAAGCTTTAAAAGCACTTGGCTTAAATGAGTCTATGCCTAAGTCTTTTTATGATCTTGTTATACCTTTAATAGAGCAAGGTAAATTAGATTTTTTACCAGATGGTCTAGCTTCTTGGATAAGATACAGCACTAATAACACAGCTAATCCTTTTGCTTATAAGCTTATTAAACCTAAAATGACAGTAGGTGAGTTTTTTGTAGGTAAATTAAATATAAAGTCTAAAGTTGGTATTGATATTGCTGGGCAAAAAGCTAATGAACTTATTACACAAGTACTAACAGGTGAAATAACACTGCAACAAGCTAAAGCAGAATTTAAAGCATTTAAAACTAAAGTACTGCCTTTAAAAATAAAAGCCGCAGCAAATATAGATAATACTTTTGGTAAAAAAGTAATGCGTAGCCAAACTGTTGCTGATAAAATAAAAGTTTTAGAAGATTATCAAAAAGCTGTAAATGTTGCAAGAGATCCTAATGCACCAGTAAAAGGCATATCTGTTCTTGATTTTGACGATACTGTAGCTATAACAAATAGCAGTGTTATTGTAGAAATGCCTAATGGAGATATAAGAAAAATAAATGCTACTGAGTTTGCTTTAGAGCACTCTAACTTAGAAGAAATAGGTGCTAAGTTTGATTTTAGTGAATTTAATAAAGTTGTACAAGGAAGAAGAGGACCACTGTTTGATAAACTTAAAAAAGCAGTAAACAAATTTGGAAATGACAATGTTTATATATTAACTGCTAGAGCTCCTGAAGCAGGTACCGCTATATTTGAATGGTTAAAATCAGAAGGTATAACTCTTAAATTTGACAACATAGTAGGTTTAGCCAATGGATCACCGCAAGCAAAAGCTAATTGGATTGTAAGCAAAGCCGCTGAAGGATATAATGATTTTTATTTTGCCGATGATGCTATATTAAACGTTCAAGCTGTTCAAGCTGTTTACGACGTATTAGATGTGAAAGGAAGATCTCATATAGCTTTAAGAAGCAAGCAAAAATTATTTGATGTAATAATAAATGATATTATAGAAAAGAAAACAGGTATAGAGTCTTATAAAGAGTACTCTTCTGCTAAAGCAAAAACAATAGGTGCTAGCAAAGGTAGGTATAATTTTTATATACCACCGTCTGCAGAAGACTTTACAGGGTTGTTATATCAAATGCTAGGCAAAGGAAAAGTTGGTGATGCGCAAATGGCTTTTTTTAAAGACAATTTATTAGATCCTTATAATAGAGCTGAAATAGAGATTGAATCATCTAAAATATCTGCTTCAAATGATTTTAATGCATTAAAAGCCGCTTTCCCTAATATACCTAAAAGCCTCAAAAAAGAAACAGGTATAGGTAAATTTACTTATGAGCATGCAATTAGAGCTTATATATGGGACAAGCAAGGTATGACAGTTCCTGGTTTATCTAAAAGAGATTTAAAAAGACTAAGCGATTTTGTAAAAGCTGACCCAGATTTAAAAGTTTTTTCTGATGAATTAATTACAATACAAAAAGGAGATCCTTATCCAGGACCTGGAACTAGCGACGGTTGGGTTGCTGGTACAATAAGCACAGATATAATAGCTAACATAAACAAAGTTAATAGACAAAAATATTTAACTCAATGGCAAGAAAATGTAGATATTATATTTAGTGATAAAAATTTAAATAAAATTGAAGCTGCTTTTGGAACTTCTTATGTTACTGCTTTAAAAAATTCATTAGAAGCAATGAAAAGAGGAAGCAACAGAGCTGTAAACCAAGATTCAATAACAAGAAAATGGTACGATTGGATAAATAATTCTGTTGGTGTTGTAATGTTTCTTAACACTAGATCAGCTTTATTGCAGTTAATTTCTAATGTTAACTTTATTAATTGGAAAGATAATAATCCTTATCAAGCAGGTAAAGCATTTGCAAACCAACCTCAGTACTGGTCAGATGTTATGTTCTTATTAAATTCACCTTACTTAACAACAAGAAGAGAAGGTTTAAAAATAAACATTACAGAATCAGAAATAGCTGATTTAGCAGCAGATAAAAGCGGTAACAAGATTCAAAGGTTTATTGCTTTAGCGCTAAACAAAGGTTTTGTATTTACTAGATACGCTGATAGTTTTGCTATTGCAACAGGTGGAGCTACTTTTTATAGAAACAGAGTTAATAGTTATTTAAAAGAAGGTTTTGATCAAAAAACAGCAGAACAACAGGCTTTTGAAGATTTTAGAGAAACATCTGAAACAAGTCAACAGTCTAGTAATGCAGCTAAAATAAGTGATCAACAAAGATCTGCAGCTGGTCGTTTAATATTATCTTTTGGTAATACTCAAATGCAGTACGCGAGAATACAAAAAAGAGCTATACAAGATCTTATAAACGGTAGAGGTGATTGGAAGCAAAATATATCTAAGATAGTTTATTATGGTGGTATACAAAATTTAATATTTAACTCGCTTCAACAAGGTGTTCAATTTTTATTATTTGATGGTGATGAAGCTGATGAAAAAGATCAAGCAAAAAGACAACAAAGAATAAACAGAACTTTAAACGGTATGTTTGATTCTCAAGTTAGAGGTTTTGGTATACAAGGAGCTTTGGTAGTTACATTAAAAAATACTTTAATGGAAATAGCTGAACAAGCTGGCAAAAAAACACCTGAATACGAAGAAGCTGTTGACGCTTTATTTTCAATATCTCCACCTATCCAAGCTAAACTAAGAAAACTAAACAGTGGTGCTAGAAGTTTTTCATGGAACATGAAAGAAATGAAAGAACAAGGTATAGATATTGATAACCCTGCTTATTTAGCAGTAGCTCAAGTTATATCTGCATTGACAAATTTACCAGCTGACGAGGCTGTTCAAAAAATAAATGCTATAAGAAATATAATGAGTGATCAAACTGCTGCTTGGCAAAAAGTAGCTTTATCTTTAGGTTGGAGTACTTGGGACGTAGGACTACCTTATTATGGTGTAGAAGAAAAAGTTGTTATAACACCTGAAATGGAAGCTGAGTTAAAAGTAGAAAACATGATGAAAGAAACTACTAAATCTCAACAAGTAGAAACTTTATTGGATCTTGGTTTAACTAAAAAAGAAATAAAATCCTTAAAATACGAGAAGGATAGAGTAAATAAAATAATTGAGTTACAAAATAAAAATAAAAAAGATGCCAAATAAAAAATTTAAAGAAAGACCAGCGCCATCGCCGCCAAATAAAACTGAAACGGCTGGCAAACTAAATCCTGTTGAAATGGAAGGATCACCACTTTATGGTAAAATAAGTTCAGCTTGTAAAGCTGCGGCAAAAAGAAAATTTAAAGTTTGGCCTAGCGCTTACGCTTCTGGATGGGGTGTAAGATGTACTAAAGCTGGTGGACCTGGAAACTATGGAGGTGGTAAAAAGAAAAAGTAATGGCAAAAGCATATCGCGGAGTTTTAAAAGCTCGTATTAATAAATTATACGGAGGCGATGTTACTTGCGCTAAAGTTAAAAAATTAAAAGCTAGAAAAGAAGCTACTGGCCGTGACAAGCAATTAGCTAACTGGTTTATAAACATGCAAGACTGTAATGGCAAAAGAAAAAAGACCTGAGTGGAAAGACTCTGACGCTCCTGATGCTGAAGGTAAGTTTAAAGAGCTTAGCTGTAGTGCTTTGGCTGATTGGCTTATTAAAAGCAGAAAAGGTAATAAAAAGAAGATTGTTGGTAGTTTAAATCAACAAATAGTGTTTAACCGCAAACGCAATCCTAGTTACGCTAAAAAAATGAAGTGTGCTAGAAATGCTGCAATGCGAAAATTAGATAAGAAATAATGGCATACGAACAAGGAACTCCTTTCCAGCACTGTGCTGCAACTGTAATGCACTCAAAGCCTTGGAATAAAATGCGTAATAGAACCGCTGCTGTATCCGGTAGAGGTAATGGTAATAAAGTAGGTGTATCTCATGCTGAAAAAATGCGTGAAACTCCTTTACAGAAGCAAAAAGGTGGTGGAACTCGTAAGGTTTGTTTACCTAAATCTAAAGTAGATAATATGAGTGCTGAAGAAAAAGCTAAAGTAATTGCTGCTAAAGAATCCGCTGCTTCTAAAGGTAAATATAAAAGATCAAGTAAATCAAACGTAAAAGGTGCTCGTAAAAAAGGCGCTACATTACGTGATTGGTTTGAAAATGAAAATTGGATTAACGTAAAAACAGGTAAACCCTGCGGAGAATAAAATGAATATAGCAGATATTAGATTATACGCAATGAATGCAGGTACATTAGGCGTAACAACATTTACTCATATAGAAGATGGTTTAAAAATAATACTTTTATTAGTTACTATAGGTTACACTATAGCTAAATGGAGAGAGGTAAAACAAAATGATAAAAAGTGAAATACTTTAAAATAAAAGAATTTGATTCACCTGATAAACCGGGTAGCGGGTCTAATATGAATAAAGAAATACTACATATGCTTGATGCTGCTCGTAAAATATATGGTAAGCCAATGCGTATAAATAGCGGTTTTAGAACTAAAGATCATAATAAAAAAGTTGGAGGTGTTGAGCTTTCGTCCCATTTAAAAGGATTAGCCGCTGATATAGCTTGTTCTAGTTCTAGAGATAGGTTTGAAATGACAAAAGCATTGTTAGAAGTAGGTTTTAAACGACTAGGAGTGGCTAATACATTTATACATGTAGATGTAGATAAAGATAAATCACAAAACGTAATTTGGACATATTAATATGAATTCACCAATAAAAATAACAGAAAAAGCTTATGAAAGATCTAATAGAAAAATGAGATCTGATTATAAGAAAGAAACAGGTAAAACACTAGGTGATCGCCAAACATCTGGTACAGGTAAACGCCGAGTATCGTTTGCTTGTAGATTTGCTGGTATGGCTGGAGCTTTAAAAAACGATAAAGGAGAGCCAACTAAATTAAAAATGGCATTAAAGAAATGGGGTTTTGGTAGCAAAGAAGCTGCTAGAAATTTCTGTAATAAACATAAAGAAAAAAAATAATGAAATTTACACTACCACACCAATCTTCTGCTTTGCAACAAAATGAAACTAATTTTGAAAGACTAGCAGAGATTAAAGAGACTAGAGCTAGATTAAACAATGAAATTCCTTATAATGAAAAAATTTCTGAAAAAGAAAGGCTCACAGG